CACGTCGTTTGGTGTATACACCGACGGAGAGGGGCACGCGCAATACTGCGCCAATGAGCCCTACACCGCCTCTGCGAGGTATATCATTCGCAATCTCATGGGATGGGTGGACCTCCTGTTCAACGAGAAATCGGAACAGCGAGATGTCTCCATCTTTTTCATGAGTAACTTTGCGTGGCTTAACTTCCCATATTCGCTCTTGTCTTCTCTGTTCGAGAGGATGAGTTCGATGGGTTTTAGGCCGGTAAACCTCCGGGACTTCAATCAGGGCTAAGTCAGTGGTTATCCACTGTTTATTCTTAACCCAAGCCTGCATCGGATCCTTAACGACTAAGTCGTCAAAGGGTCTCCGTTCAGGTATTTCGGCATATGTTTTGCCGAGTAGTTCTACGATATAATCGTAGACGTGATAGAAACCCTGTTTATACATTGAATTAGCATAGCTAATCCAAGAAGCATAAACATCGGGGCGACGGGACTGATGCCAGGGCGTCCGGATACGGACGGGTTGGACCTCAACGCCAAGATAGGCGTCGGTTCCACAGGATTCCCTAAAGAATCCGCTGGTGCAGCTCTTGTCACGGTTTACTCGTAAACCAAATGACTCGAGAAGCTCTATTGCGTTCGCGGCTTGCGCCGTGGGTACAATGACATCGTCTCCATACACTAAAAGTGCTAGCTCATCTCTGAGGGTTCGTGCAGCTGGTTTTATCCAGTTCCACTCACCGGGCCTCCTTCGAGGCGCCCAGCACTTCGCATCTGACAAACCGGCAGTGAGAAGGCTCCAGATAGAAAGCGCCATCACGGGAAAGCATAACGCTGATCCCATTGGTGCGTACTTCTGGAGTTTTAATATCTCACCACCCGGAAGAGTCGTTGCTTCGCTCCTTGCTGCTAGGAGACACGTTAACACGTGGCTCGGAAACAGTAGGCGAACAAGACCGACGGTTACACGATCACTAGCCTCTTTCAAGTCTAGTGTCGCATACTTCCCATTGGAGGAGCCGAGTAAGGCTCCTCTTTTATTGGGGGATTGGTCGGTGAAGTAGACATTCCACCTTGTTAAAGGGTGGGACTCTACAAGTTCAACGATCGCACGCGCTAGTCCTTGCTGAATCCACTGGTTAGCCAGAGATTCACAAGAAATTAAGCGCGGTCCGCGACTATCCTTAGGGACTAAACAAACCCTAGCAGGATGGTCTAAGTTATCGATGTCGGAAAAGGGACTTAGTCCAAAAGACTTTTGTCCCAATCCGTGCAATCGATACTTGCTGCAAATCTCTCCATACCCGGCGCTAAAGTAAGCGTCAAGCGGATAGATTCGAGTAAGACGGTCGGGGACACTACGAAACCGATACTTTTCCCAAAGTTGTTCCATTGTTGAAACAGCTCCGGGTCCGTGTCGTGGACGTATGTCTCTTCCATCAAAATAGGCGAATAGATCCTGTAATAGGATCTGTGCCTTGCGGATAACATCTCTTCGGCCTCCATCGAGTTGTTCAAACTTAATGGGGACTCCAGAGAAGGCATTGATGTCGTTTCCGGCATCAGATACCTCACCTCGTTCGGGCAAAACAGAATCAGGTCCTTTTGGAATCTGACTTTGTTCACCAACGATCGAGGCCAGAAGATCCGAATCTTCTTCGGTAGCTTCAACTTGTACTCCAGAACTATCTTTGCATTGCTGCGTAGATGATCTGGGATCCAAGGGTTTTGGATACAATTGACCAACGGCTCGTTCAGATCGTCCAGATCTGGCCAAGTCATCCAGACCTTCGATTGGGTTTCCCCTTTCAAATTGTCTGGCATTTGTTCGGTCAACTTTGCGAGTGTCCAACTCTGACGCATACGCGTTAAGAGTTGAATCGATTGAACTAATTTCATATTCTGTCTGTATAAACTGACTTATTATGGTTTGTTCTTGCGAAGGACTGTACGGCAGCTCTAGTTTGTAGAAGACAAACAGTAACTGTCGGACAGCTTTGATGCTCTTCACACAGGGTGTTGGAAGGATCCAACCGTCGTGCGAGAGGATACGTTGAAAGAGCTCACCGAATAAATTCGGCAGCTTGCTACCTTTCATCGCCGTGAGGCGTAGATCGGTACAGTTTAACGATACTTCTCCAGTCAAGGCCCGATCAAGGGCTTTGCCTAGACGTGGTAGGGTTTTAGTAAGGAACCCTATGCCTTCCCGAGCATATCTGTAGCGTAGCTTTCGCTGCGTATTACGGAGTGCTCGTGGTGTAAACACTTCACTATGTGCGTTTTGAACGTCACACGTAAGAAGTTCGATGATCCGAATATACGGATCTTGTCCTTTTCTAGATGCCATAATGGTTATCTTGACAAGAACATGAACAACACGTGTGATACTTATTACGAAGAGATACACATGCAACCTTAGACGTAAAGCCACTGCGTCGCAACCAAGAACCACCGCAATGAAGCGGAAGTGGATGGTAGCTAACAGTAGCGATAACGTAAGGCTGCATGGATATAAAAGGTCGTTGTGACTTTGATTAAATCTTAGTCACTTCAGGGCACGGGCAGTTTCGCTGGTATAGTAGCGCTCGAGGGATTCAACGAACCCCTCTCAATCGACAGTTCATTCCTGAACTTGTCGAAAGCGCAACCAGCTAACGTGAGGGCAATGCATAAAAGAATCATTGCCACCACCGCAACGTACCAGACCTTGGTCTCTGAAGGTTCCATAGATGGAGCTAGGTAAAACTTAGCTATTCGATCTCCCCAAGTAATGTTCGATGTTATATTGGTTATTAGACCAAGTTACAAAGACCACTACCCTTTAAAGGGAGCCATCTGTAAGAACAACGGCGCCGGTTCCAGTACCATCGTAGAGAATCGTTGTCGAGGCTCCTAATGAGCCAACAAACGACAACAAGTTCGCTATAATGTTCTTGGGTTCGGCAGTAGTAGACAAGTCCCCTTCGGGAATGTCCATTACCAGGTAGCCGGAGACTTTGCGGGGCAGTAGTGAAACGCCTGTGACAACTTTGTCAAAGCGTACTACTGACCTGCGTCGCCGGTCAACGCCCGTTCCGATCTCTTGATGAGAAATCGTGAGACGGTAGGGTGCATTAGGAGTCTCGCCAACTTTGGCGAAAATCCGTTGCCTGCCATTGAGTCCGTAGTGCTGAAATTCAATTTCGGCACCTGCGGAGTCCTTCACTTCGTTCGTAACTAACGTATTGCTTAACATGCTTTACTGTGTCAGACTTTAACCGGTCTGCCAGCGGCTGTTTTGTTGATCGTTGTACTCTAGCGGGAAGCCGCCAGAGCAGCGCCAAGGCTAAACTCCATAGGAGATAGCCCGCTCAAACGAATTGAGCTATACGCGTTCTGTAAACCGGGGACTCTTTGATAAGATTCCTCAGTTTGTTCGAAACACGGATTACTGGTACCAAAGCCCATGCTAGTCGTTATTACACGCTTAACATGCGCCGAGGCACAGTAACTATGGATTATGACTGAAGGTTCTATGTTACGGACTTTGAATCGATCTAGGTATTGGCTTACGCCAATCAACCAGTCGACAACAAAGGACCATTTAAGAGCTCGCCAGATGATCGCAGGGTTTAAATTAACCCCTAGAGCATCCATAAGAGCCCACGGGAGATTTTCATCTCCCGCACCTAGTGGCAGCGAGTAGCTGTACACAAGGGTAGCATTGAACTGGCGAACCAGATACGTGACCGAACGACCGTAATTCAAGCTCGGACTAACGACAGCGTTAGTCGTAGGGCAAGATTCGGAATCGTAAGAGTCTCGGAACTGATCACGTAACTCACGCTTAAAATGGTGAGTTTTACGTTTGTTCGCATCGCGGGCTAGCTTTTTAAACTGCTCGCGATAGTCGGATAATGCTTTTTGAACAGAGCATATATCCTGCATCAGTGGCAGCAGGTTGAATTCTGCATTCAAGTACTGACCTGCCATAATACGACACGCACTCTGAAGAGGCGCATCCCGCACCGTATTCCACCAGTTTACGAACTGTCTATTATAGAACAGTCTCGTATTCTTAATGGGATACGTCCGGATGCGACGAATCAGGTTGCGCACCGTCACTGCTAAATTTCGATAATCCTTTAGCTCGTAAATCGAGTTAAGGAGCGAAATGTTATTAGCAGGACGAATCCCGGGCGACATCGCATTTAGCGACGTTTGCACGAGATCACTCCAACCCTCTATGCCCACACAATTAAATGTGTTAGACAGAGGGAGCTCGGTGTGTAACACGGGAAGATCCTTTACAGGATCTGACCATGTGCCGTATTTCCCCTTAGGCCCTACACTAGACGTACCGGTGAGAAGCCACCCGCCGCCGTAAGACTCGTCCCATAACCATTGGGAAGAGTTACTTTTGGCACCGACGGGTATCCACGTACCAAACGTGTGATCACTCGGGTTTCTCCATAACTGAGACATTTCTGTCTCGGATATGTGCTTTTTAAGGCAACGGTAGTGCTGGCACGGATTAACCGTACCAAGCCCAGGAACTACGTCTTCAAGCAATTCTCTAGCCGCCTCGTATTGAGGTAAGGCTATTGCAACGCCTGGAGCCGGGTAAAACAACGCGCCATCCACTGAGGAGGCGAAGTTGGCATACCATGAAGTTCCAAGATAGTATTTAGACCTAATAGGACGCATAATCTATAGCAGAGTAGTGAAGTATTCACCAAAATGGTGTGCAACCAACAGGGTTGC